TTCGCTTCGCTCGCCACCGCGGTGCTGCTGCCCGGCGCCTACGAGCCGGCGATGTCGTGGAACCTCGCGCGGATCACCCGCATCGCGTTCCGCCGGCCGCCAGACCCTGAGCTAAACAAAGAAGCAAAGAAGGCGCTCAACATCATCCGCATGCCCAACGCGCAGGTGCCGCGGCTGGTGATGCCACCAGACCTTGTTCGGCCCGGAATTTTCAACATTTTCAGTGACCAAATACGCTGAGACGCAGCGACTTCCAGCATGTTGACAATACAATATCAAGTTTGATACGCCGCCCGCTATCGCAAGAAAGGAAAATGACCATGTTTGCTCCCGCCCGTCTACGCTCCATCGCCATAGCCGTCGCCCTCGTCCTGGCGGGTATCGGCATCTCTCTCGCGCCTGCTCTCGTCATCCGCTTCGCCCATGCGACGCTCAGCCTGCCTGGCGTCAACGGTCCGTTCCTAGGCGATCAGAATACAAACCTCTATTCGGTCGCCAACGCCATCAACAACAACAACCAGCTCGCGTTCACCCCGGCGATCTCTGCTTCACAGACCGTTGGGCAGGCGAACTGCACCCAGCTGACGACCCCGCTCAATGATGTGACCATCTCGGCATCAACCGGCTATGTGTGCCTGCCGACGGCGACTGCTGGACGTGTAGTCTGGATTTATAATCCGACCGGACAGACCGTAGATATCTACAGTTCGGCGACGTCATTTGTCTCCGGCACTGCTGACACGATCAACGGCCAGCCCGGCACGACGGCCTACGCCAAGATGACCACCGGCCTTAGCGTGACCTGTTTCGCGGCGGCCAACGGCGCATGGGCCTGCATCAGCGGCTCGTAAAATGGCTCGCACTTCGCTGCTCGGTGGCGCCTACAGCAGCGCAAGCTTGATCGCGGCGGCGCAGAAATCCGTCAATCTGTATCCCGAGGCCGTCCCGGAGAAAACGAGAGAGGGAGTCCAGGCGGTCAACCGCATGCGGGCCGGCCGCCGCATCCTCTCCACCTGCCCGAACCCAGGTCGCGGCCGCTGCCTCTACCGCGCCACCACGCCGAGCAATCCGGCGCTGACGAACATCTGCGACCTCTACGCCGTGGTAGACACTGGCGTATGGTGGATCGACCAAAATTACACATGGAAGCTGCTCGGCAACCTCCAGGCCCCGGGCTCGACGCCATGCTACATGGTCGACAATGGCCAGGAGCTGATGCTGGTCGACGGCTCGCCCACCGGCTATTCGATCAACCTGACCACCCGCGTGTTCACCATCATCGGCGATCCCAATTTCCTCGGCGCCGACATGGTGGACGTAATGGACACGTTCATCGTGTTCAACATCATCAACACCGGGAACTGGGGCGCAACGCTTTCCAACCAGATTTCATTCAACGCGCTTGACTTCGGCTCGATCACCGCGTTCCCAGGCATCATTCGTAGCCTCGCCATCGTCGAGCGCGAGGTGTGGCTCTTCACCGACCTGGCCGGCGAGGTCTGGTACAACGCCGGGCTGCAGGGATTTACCTTCCAGGAGGCGCCAAGCGTAGTCATCCATCACGGCACCTGCGCGAAATACTCCATCGCAAAAAACGATTCCCAGGTCTATTGGCTGTCGCAGTCGCCGCAGGGCGCCCGCATGCTCATGACGAACAACGGCCGCGCCGCAAAGCGTATCTCTAATTTCGCGATCGAGGACGAATGGAAAAAGTACGCCTATGTCGGCGATGCGATCGGCGGCTGCTACCAGATCGACGGCCACAATTTCTATGCGATCCACTTCCCCACGATGGATAAAACGTGGGTCTACGACGAGGCGCTAGGAGACCCTGGCGTGGCATGGCATGAAGAGAATTACCTGGACGTCAACGGCGTCCTGCGCCGCATGCGAGACTGCTTCTACTCGTTTGCCTATGACACGAGCGTTTCGCTGGACTTCTCGAACGGCTCGCTCTACGCGATCGACATCCAGACCTACGTGGACCAGATTTCGACGACGCAATCCCAGCCCATCCCGTGGTTGCGCCGCCTGCCGCATATGGTTGGCGACAAGTTCCAGCGCACCGTCTGGGACTGGTTGATTGCCGATATCGAGGTGGGCAACGACCCCGGGACGATCTCCGGGGCATCCGGCTCCGGCTTTTCTTCCGGCTTTTCTTCCGGATTCGGCGGATCAGGCAGCGTCGCCATCAATCCTCTGGTCTCGTTGCGCATGAGCGACGACCGCGGCAGGAGCTGGGGAAATTACATGACGCAGACCATGGGGCTGGTCGGGCAATACGACACCGCCGTAACATGGTGGAATCTCGGTCAGTCCCGCGATAAGGTGTTCGAGCTGAGCGGCGCATCTAACCAAAGGTTTTCGCTGCTCGGCGTGTTCACCGATGCGGTAGAGGGAGAGACCTGAATGGCGTTCATCATGATTTACGATCCGCTCTTCGACGAGAGTTTTCAGAGCGAGATCGCGATCGGAACCGCGCGAAAGGCTATTGCCTCCGGCGTCGTCAATGTGTCGGAAACGCCATTCGACGGGCTTCCGATAGCATCCAGGTTCCGGAGCGACAGGCATCCAGGGTGGGCAGACGCCGTCGATGGAGGATCATCCGATGAAAGTACAAACCGCCGAGCAGCTGCGCCAGGAAATGGAAAAAATCATCGACGCGGTCACCGCTCCTGACTCCTTACCGGGTAAGATCATGCACGCAAAGAGAATCAACCACAGGCAGACGCCGTCGAATGGGAGGCCTGATGCATCCGATCCAAAAGATCATAATCGCGATGACGATATGTCAGGTCATCCAGATGATCTATACGCTTCGGCGAGTGCATGCGGCTCACCGCGGCCTGCGGTATTTGGTCGAGATGCTGCCTCTCGTACTAGCGGTGACCGCCCTCGTGGTGCTGGTGCTTAGACTGTTCGACCTCTTGCCTTATATCGGTGTCTGATATGCGCGTCATAAGACTCGCGTTAATCGCATTGTTAGCGCTGACGGCGGCCGTCGCGCATGCCCAAACCGGCAGCCCCAAGACTACGCCACAACTCAATATCGAGATCAATTCGAGTTGCCCCAACAATACGATCGGACTATGCACACCATTCATTTACCGCCAAAACCTGCTCGACATGATCGCGTCCGGCACCCCTGCCTTTGGAGTCTCGCTGGACTCGTTTGGGGCCAATCATGACGGAGTGACCGACGACACCACCGCGCTGATAGCAGCAGAAACATTCCTGGGAACCGGTGGCGGGTATGGATTCGGCGGCGGTATTATTCAGCTCACTTGCGCCTACAGTTATTTATTTGCGACCAATCATCAGATACCGCCAGGAATCATCATTCGTCACTGCACTCCAGAGGCGTTGGTGTTCGGAGACGCCGCCAGTGGAGCACCTTTCGCCAGCAACGGGCACATCAATCTTAGTGCAACGTGGACGCTTACTAATGTCAGCGGCGTAATCGATGCGGTGATACTCAATCCTGCTTGCACATTCCCCGCGACCAGCCTTGCCTGCTATAGCGGAACGGCGCTGCAGCTGCTCGCTATCGGCGGGGGAGGAGTAGTTGCCGATGATATCGTCAATGCGCTCATTGTCGGCTATAAAACATGCTTCGACGGAACCGCTGGCGGAAACAGGTTAAACCTGACTATTCACTGCGATTCAAATGGGGTTCTTTCAACCGACACCGGCGTTATCCTAGGTAGGAGCGACGACCGAGGCACATTTACGATCGATACGTTTCCATATGGCACTACGGAACTAGCAAGTCCCATTTTGACTCGCACCGGAACTGGCATTCATTTGCTCAATGCAGACACTGCCGGTATGGTGTTTCCAAGGCTTTTAGATCTTGGGCATCAGACCGGGGTGATCCTGGAGGGGTCCGGCGGGATCGAGGTAGGTCAGATATGGACCGACACGAATTCAGGCTATGGACTTATCATCAACGGCTTGGCTGGAGGAGCCAACTTTCACACGATATTCTCTTACACAGGTGGAGGAGTATCGGTCCAAAGCGCTGCAGGAACCGGAATCCACATAGATTACATGTTCTGCAGTGGGGTAATTTCCGGACCAAATGAAACTTGCCTCAACGTTACCACCGGACATGTCGGCATCGACGAATTCGATATTGCCTATGCCACAGGGTATGGACTCGTGGTCACCACCACGACGGCGTTCGTCGATATAGGGACCATGAACTGGAAGATGGTGAATGGGGGCTCGCCGCCTTACATAGCATACGGTTTGGTGGGGGCGACATGCAATCAGATCACAATCAGAGAGCGCCACACCGATCTCGGT